AAAAAGATCCGTAGCAAAATAGACTCTGATTGGATGGAGTACTATGGTTCGAGTATAGAACTAAATAAAGATGTAGAGTCTCTCGGCAAAGACAACTTTGTTCGTGAGATTCTTTTCTTTTGTAAATCCAAAGCTGAATGTTCTTACGTAGAAGCACGAGAACAGTTTGCACGAAAGGTGTTGGAGTCAGACGACTACTACAATGGGCAGATTTCTGTCCGAGTTCATGGCTCTCATATTAAAAACAAACTATGACATATTTACTTTTTGCAGTTGCACTATCATTGTCCGCTCTAGCAGCATATTATGCTGTGATGGGTCTTGTCGCAATTTTTGCTGCAGCTGTAGTTCCAATTGCTCTTATGGGTACGTTGCTTGAGGCATCGAAACTCGTAGTTGCATCTTGGCTCTATCAAAATTGGAAACAAATTCCAACTTTGATGAAGTCATACTTTGTAGTCGCCCTAGTTGTGTTAATGATGTTGACATCAATGGGCATTTTTGGATTCTTATCAAAGGCACATTTGGATCAAGCAATTCCGTCAGGAGATGTTCAGTCTAAGTTAGCATTACTTGACGAGAAGATTAAAACAGAAAAGGAAAATATCAATGCAAGTCGTAAAGAACTTACTCAACTCGATGCTCAAGTTGATCAAACCATCGCAAGAACTACCGAAGCCAGTGGAGCAGACAGAGCCATTGCCATCCGTAGAGGACAGCAAAAAGACAGAGCCAGAATCCTCAACGAAATCGGTACAGCGCAAGCCAAGATCGCCAAACTCAACGAAGAGCGTGCGCCAATCGCCAGCGAAGTCCGTAAAGTCGAAGCAGAAGTCGGACCAATAAAGTATATTGCTGCATTGATATATGGTGACGAAAGTTCAAATGATACGAATATGCTTGAGAAGGCAGTTCGTATCGTCACCATTCTTATTGTTATTGTATTTGATCCTTTAGCAGTTTTATTGTTAGTTGCTGCAAACTGGCAAAAGCGTAGAGAAAAAGAAAGTGTTATCGAGGTAGCACCAACAACATGGAATTCCTTCTTTGCAAAGAAGGGTATTGACATTGATGATAAAGTTAGCGTCGAAGAAGAAGTTAAAATCGCTAAAGTTGAAGGTATGGACTACGTACAAACTTTCAAAGAAGCAGAAGAAACAGAGTTACCAGAAATTAAAATAGAAGAACATTCTAAAGACTGGGAGCCTGAGTTATATGATAGAGTTAAAAAGCGTGTAGAATATGACTCAGCTGGAAGACGTATTACTCCAGAGACTGAGGAAGAACTCGCTATAAAAAGCAGTACATCGAAAACACAATCTTTCTTGAATAAAGTTAGTGGAATGTTTCAGTCAACAGGTGTGAAAACCATCGAAAAAGAAGTAGACGAACTACAAAAGAAATAACCTTTAGTTCCTAAATAAAATTAGATGTGAGCAGTACTTCTTGATGTAACTCCGCATATTTACAATAACTAAAGGTTTTAAAAATGATTAAAAAGATCGCTACAGCGGTGCTTTTTGTCATGACTACATCAATTACAATGGGTCAGCCTATTGTAACCGACTCGACTAGTAGAAGCACAACTGATTCTACTTCAAATAGCACTACAACAGTAAAATCCCCTCCACCAACAGCAGTGGCTCCAGCCATTACGGTTATTAACTCTGACGTTTGCGCAGTCGGTGTATCTGGCGCAGCACAAACTCAAATTCTAGGCATTAGTTTCGGTAGTACTACTACTGATAAAAACTGTGAAAGACTTAAACTTGCTCGTGGTATTTACGACATGGGTATGAAAGTTGCTGCAGTTTCTATTATGTGTCAAGATGAACGAGTGTTCTCAGCGATGATGAATGCTGGTACACCATGTCCAGTTGATGGTAAAATTGGTGAATCTGCTAAATCTATTTGGGAAGCTGATCCATCTAGACAGCCACAGAAAGTCAAGAGCAAGGACTAACCAATGACTAGGTTAGTTGTTATTCTTGGTGTCTTTATATTGGCAATGATACTTGGTCATTGTTCAGCACAAGCACAAACTCCAATAACATCTGAAAATATCCTAACACCATCAGTTGGTGCGTGGAGTGGTTCTGTTGCTGGACAAGCAGGTGGCTTTTCTGGTGGTGGCAATGGACCTGCATATAATGCAGCAACCAATACACTAATCTTTGGATATACAAATGCAACAGCAACTCAAAGAATTAATGCTGAAGCGTTTGCCATTCAGCATGCCTTAGATCTATCAAACTCTGGTATTAAAATCAATGGGTATAATTATTCATGGATGATTAATAACTCTGGTGACAATATTGGAACGCTGACTGGTAAAGTTGAGATGTTGAGAGGTGGTAATGCTCTTCAGTCATATACTTACAACTATAGCACACCAACACAAGGGTTTGAATTAAAGACTGGCACCCAAACATTTAATAACCCTCAAGATTTACTTGCTGCAGATCAAATTGCATTATCATTTACTGGTAAAGATGCTCGTTTCTGGGCAGGTTATTATGGACCACAAGTTAGAGAACCATCTCTCACTTTAAACTATACAACTGATCCATGTATGAGTAACCCATTGTATTCTCCATCATGTGCTGGATACAATAATGTTCTTAACAGCAGACTAATGTATGCAGAAAGTTATGCCATCAACCAAGCACTTGATTTGGTTGGTGCTGGTTTAAAAATACATGGTTTGAATTATGGATACGATTATGTTCTAGGTGGTAGATGGTGCTCAGTTGCTGGAACAAATCCAGATGGAACACTAGGTTGTTCAGTTTGGGATGATTCATCTCTTGCTGTTGGTGTTGCGGTAACAAAGAGCGACCATAGTGTTTTATATTCTAATGCATATATTCACTCAGAGCAGAATTCATCTGGTTCTATCAGAAACTCTCATGTTTTTAATAATTCATTATTGTTAGATGATATGGGTGGGTTTGCTTTAGTTGATAATGTATATGGCACTGGCGCAGTTTTCAATAAGTTTAGTAGCTGGAAATATACACCAGATCCATGTGTAGTGAATCCACTATCATCAACATCTTGCTCAGGTTATCAAGCAGCTTATCAGGCTCAGATGTGTGCTGCTAATCCACTCTACAATTCTGCATGTTCAGGATACGCAGAAGCACTATTTACTCAACAGTGTACTGCTAGCCCATTATCTAATCCTTCTTGCCCAAATTATGCCTCTGCTTATTTGGCATATCGCTGTGCTGCCAATCCTCTTTATAGCACAACATGTCCAGGATACGAACAGGCAAATTTAAATGCTCAATGTATTTTAGATTCATTGTACAGCAACAGATGTGAAGGTTATGCCACTGCTTATGCCATCAAGTACTTAGTTCCTAATATTGATTCAACTGCTGTTAATTCCTCATTGTCTTCAACTGCTGCAACTAAAGCAAATGATCCATCAACTACTAAAGTAGCAGTCAATACCGTAACAACAAGTATTAATACTGATGGTTCTATTTCTACTGGTGTATCAGCTACTGGTGATACCAATGTGGATAAAGTAATTACTGCAAAATCATCAACAAGCAATAACTCACCAGCTGCAGCAGTTCAGCTAGCCCCACCACCACCTCCACCACAACAGATGGCTCAGAACGAATCAAGAGGTGGAGATAAACCTGAACCAAAGGGTGGAAACAAACAAGAGGATAAAAAAGATGATGCTCCGAAAGGCACTGGAGGCAGTAATTCGCCACAGAATACTAATACTACTCAAGCGTCATCTGATAAACCAGCAGCACCTACAGCAAGACAAGAATTACAAGCAAGAAGAGAAGCTGCAGCAAAAGCAGAAGCTGTAGAAAAGGGTAAGAATCTTGCTGGTGAAATGGGCAAAGCATCAGACTTAGAAGCACAAAAGGCAGTCCAGAATGTAGTTATCCAAGCAATGGGATTCACACCTGGATTTGATGCATATGGTAAGCAACTGATCGTTCAACAACAATTCTATAAGCCATACCAAGTTTATGGTAATCAGAAAACTATTGACAATCGTGCCAATTTAAGAATGTTTGGTGGCACAGATAGACTACACAATGAAATGGTAGATTCTCAATACAACAAAGGAAATTAAGATGGCAGAAGAAATAAAAGACGTCAATAAAAAGATTGACGATGCTGAAGCAGCAGTAAAGAAGTATGCTAGTAAAGATACAGTTATTTCTATTGGTGGCTATGAGTTTACACCAGCCAAGTTAATGGTAGCGTTCACATTAGTATCAACAATACTTGGTGGTCTGTATGGTACATTTGAAGTCTATAAAGACTATCAAAGTATGAAGAAAAAGATTGCTGAATATATCACTCCAGACTTAACAGAAGTTTACAAAAAACTAGCTGTTATTGAAGAGAATAGCCAAAAGACTAGCGACTATACTCGTGACATTAAAGGCGACTTAAAGAATGATATCCGTCGTCTAGAGGGAGTTGTTGAGTCCGTAGAGCGTAGTGCTAAGCAGTCTGCTCGTGAAGCAACTCAAGCACAGAAAGAAACTGACCAAGAATTACGTCAAGTTCGTAAAGAAATAGATAGTAAGATACAAAAAGCACTAGACAATCCACTATCAAAATAACAATAATAAAAGGTGAATTGAGATGAATGATAAAACATTATTTAAACTATTAGGAATCTTGTTGTTGATTCCTATCGGATTTTCTATGGTTAGCACAGAGTCTTTTCGCTATCCATGTCAAAACCCAGAAAACTGGGATAAACAAATCTGTAAATTACCAACATGTGATGTGACAAGAACTTGTCCTGAACATATTTTCAAAGGACAGCGAGATCCAAGACTTGGTCCGCTAAAAGATGGTGAAGTTGCTAAGCCTGCGACAGCACCAGTACCAACTACAGGAGCATGTAAATGAATGATAATTTTATGTATACAGAAGAGCAGTTAATGGCTCGTCTGAAATTCTTCATCGGTATCTGTTTATCATTTACCCTTGTTGGAATTGTTTTTGTTGTTCTATATTCTATTATTTTTGTGACACAACCATTGAACGCTATCAGTCCTATCGACCAGAAGTTCTTTGAGTTAATTATTCCTATCGCTACATTCTTGACTGGTACTCTATCAGGTATCATGTTAGCTGGTGGAGATAAAGATGCGCAGAAATTAGCACTACAAGCTGCAAACAAAGGTTGGGATAAACCACCAACTCCAGTAGCACCTGCAGCTGCACCTAAACCAATGGGAATGATGCCACCACGTCCGATGGCTCCACCTCCATCACAAAATGGATTTGGGTTTGACTTCAATACGTCTCCATTGGCAGAAGCAACTACAATGCCAGTGTATGAAGCTGGAGATCCAACTCACAGAAACAGTCGTAACGACTAATCCCCTACACTCTGTAGGGTTATTAACCCCTGTAAGTTGTTGAAATTACAGGGGTTTTTTGCACGCATAAAGTTGTTGTCTTTAATTGCAGGATACGGTATAATAGTTGTATGAAAAATGAAAAAGTGAATGCAATTTTAGAGTGGTCAGCCACGATAGTTACTATTGGTGCTGCAATTGCCACTGCACTCTCTATCGATCCATTGAACATCTATTTGTTCAATATCGGTTCTGTGTTGTGGTTAGTGTGGGCTGTAAGAATTAAGCGTGCAAGTTTAGTGGTAGTCAACGTAGGTTTGTTGGCTGTTTATGTTTATGGTTTGATTGTGAGGATTTGATATGAGTAAAATGGCAGAGTTATCACTGGATATTGAAGAGTTGTTGGCAGAAGGTATGTCTCCAAAGTTTATCGCAGTGACACTGAATTGTCCGATTGAAATGGTTTATGATACCATTGAAAATCTTGAGTGTTTGGAATTAGAAAAGCAGTTTGAAATGATGTCGTATGCCGATGAGATGGCAAATGACGATGCACAATATTATGGAGCTTAATATGAATTATAAAGAAGCACAATTAGCCACTGACCATTTTGATAAAAGTCATGGATCGTTTTTCGATCGTGGTTCAGCTGATAGTTATTATGGACGTGATCGCAACCCACATCGTGGTGGTGTAGGTGGTATGTCTGGTCCACGCATTGAAGCAACTACTGAAGCTGAGTTCGAAGCATACCACGCAGGGTATGATTATAATGAAGAATTTGGTGATAGAAAGAGTTGGGATTAAAATCCCACAAGTCTTACTGGAGGGATATCCGTGGCAGACTTTAAACAGCCAAAACAGCAGCAGTCTATTTTTGCTGGTTACAGACTATAAAGAAAAACCAGCACTAATTTGAAAGGTGATTATGAATAAATTTGTGAGTAATAAAATTAAGAATGAGTCAGATCAAGAAATTCTCTTGATCACTCAGGAAGAGTGTGCTGAAGTTACGCAAGCAATAAGTAAGGTATTCAGGTTCGGTATGAACGATGAATACAATGGTGTAACAAACAGAGAGCATCTGGAAGAAGAACTGGGTGACTTGCTTTGTATGATTGAATTGTTAATCGCAAGTGACATGGTTGATGAGATGACTGTCTATCGTGCCAAGAATGCCAAGATGGCTAAACTTGCAAAATGGTCTAACATTAAGGAAACTGTATGATTACAATTGAAGGTTTGACTAAACAACAAGTAAAACTTCTAGACATCATGTGGTCTATCTATGACATTGAAGTTTACGATGAGTGGAAATCTGCACTCAATGAAGAGTTGCAAGATATGGTAGATGTACTGGAGAAACTCGCTCTATACGAAACATTAGAACAGGAACTGCAAGACTTTACGCAAGCCAATGAGGTGCTAAAGAAATTTGCTTTGTAAAAAATGAAAGTGTATAATAAGACTTTGAAACCTAGAGATCCTATTGCAAAGGATTTACGTACTCCCAAATATCGCATGCGTGTGGTAGAGAGTAGGGTTCAATACATCCGTAAACCTAAACACAGGAAAGAAGATTATGAGTCTTAACTATGAAGCAGAGTTCTATCGTGAGGGGTTGTTAAAGACTGTTATTATTAAAGAACGTAACAAAGGTGCATCTTATGCAACGATTGAGTTCACGATCAAAAATAAATTAACAGATGAAAATGGTAAAGTTATAATTGATACTGGACACACATCTTTCTTTTCTCCAAAAGAGTTTAGGGAGTTTTTTGGTCCAATTTTTAAAGACATGAAAGAGAGATTAGATAATGACATTCCAGACAGTATTCAAGAATGAGAAAGAATTCGAAGAGTTTAAAACATGGACACTAGGAGTTCTACGTGATGAAATCTCAAAAGACGTGTGTGTTACTTTCACCAAAAAAGATGGTACAACCAGAGACATGTTCTGCACCCTTGCTGAATCAAGAATTCCCACAGACAAACAACCAAAGACAGAAACAACTAGCAAGGATTCTGGATCCGCACTACGAGTCTTTGATACAGAAAAACAAGAATGGAGATCCTTTCGCTGGGACTCCGTAACAAAAGTAGGATTTAATCTATGAGTGACTTTATTAAAGTTGGTTTGATAGTTGCACTGCTAGCAGTTATCATTATATTTGGACCACTAATTTCCATCTGGTCTTTGAATACACTATTCCCAGTCCTTGCTATTCCAAGTAACATCTATACTTGGTTTGCCACTCTATGGATTTTTGGATTTTTTGCTATGAAAGGTAGGAAATGAATTACGCACTAACACCAGAACAGAAAAAAGATTTACAAGGTGCTATTCAAGAGATTAGCAATTCAATGATTCGTACTGAAGCTGAACGAGATCTAATTCGAGAAATCGTTAAGGAACAATCTGATACTTTGCAAATTCCTAAGAAAGTTATTGCAAAGATCGCAAAGACGTATCATAAGCAGAATCTGGCTCAAGAAGTTGCAGACCACGAGGACTTCGTGGAGCTATACGAGAAAATTACTGCAAAATAAGTGTTGTCTTTAATTCGCATTTGCGGTATAATAGATACTATATTATGGAGGTCACAAACCTATGAATGTTAATGCTGCAAAAAAACGAGCTAAAGCACACGCTGAGTTGAATCGTATTAAAGACGAGCCAACAATCAGACCAGAGAATTACAATGTCGATATCGCCACTGCTCTGGTCTGGTACACTGATCAAACAGACGATAAGAAACGTCTCAAATATGCAATCGAGCATTTTGCCAAACTGAATCGAAAGAATGAAGTTCTTGCACTAAACAAAGCAAGTGACTTTGATGTTCGTCAGATTGGCATTATGTGTCGTTTGCTTTCCAATGGCAATACTCTATCAGATGAACACATGGCTCTTCTTGAGTCACGTGTTGCTGTTCTCGTTGCCAAACATAACGTCGTCAAAGAAGTTAAGAAAGAAGCTGTTGCACCAACCAATGTGATTAGCATTCAAGAACGCATGGATGAAAAAGCCAGAGAACTTGCTGGTGAGATCGAAGGTGCTATTGATGAATTTGTTCTTAGCAAAGGTAAAACTACTTTCTCTGCTAAGAACTATTTGCTTGCACAGGCAGTATCTGCACCAATTGCTAAACGTATCGGTGATAGTTTTGTTAAACTGTATAACGAACTAGCAGATGTAATCAATCAAGAAGATGATCAACTTATTGAGGGATATTCAAACTTCTCTAAGAAAGAGTTAAAGGCATTCCATAAGTTTGTTGGTGAGATCGTTGATGATTGTCAACAGATGATTCAGACTGCTAAAGCAGATCGTGCACCACGTAAACGTAAGCCACAGTCGCCCACTAAGCTGGTATCTAAAATGAAGTTTATGCGAGAGTTCGCAGAACTTAGTTTGAAGTCAATCAAGCCAGAGTCCATTATTGGCTCCACTGAAGTATGGTATTACAATACAAAATATCGTCGTGTCGGTGTTTATAAAGGTGAAGGTGGTAATCCACTCTCTGTCAAAGGCACTACTATCATCGGATTTGATGTTAAAGAATCTCAACAGATGACACTGCGTAAGCCAGAGGAATTCTTTAAAGGATTGGCACTTGGTAAACGTGCATTGAATAATGCACTGAAGAAACTAACTACGAAACCATCCGTACCGAATGGACGTATTAATGAAGAATGTATTTTGCTTGGGGCATTTTGATGATATTAGTAGATTATAGCCAAGTTGCTCTTGCAGCAATCCTAACCTTTCAGCGAGAGTTGAAGGGTACTGAATCAGAAGTGAAGAATCTTATTCGTCATGTGACATTGTCCACTCTTAAATCATACAAGAAGAAGTATGGTAAAGATTACGGAGAGTTGGTCATCTGTTGTGATGGTCGTAAGTATTGGCGCAAGGAATTCTTTGAATTCTATAAAGGTATGCGTAAGAGCAATCGTGATAAATCAGATCTCGATTGGAAGTTGATCTTTGATACACTATCAGAGATGCGTACTGATATTGCCACACACTTTCCTTATCGTGTACTCCATGTGGATCGTGCAGAAGCAGACGACATCATTGCAGTGATGGTAAAGTATTTACAAGAGAATCTTCTAGTCCAAGAAGGGTTAGTGGAAGAGCCACAGAAGGTATTGATTCTGTCCTCTGACAAAGACTTCAAGCAGTTGCAGTTGTTCAACAATGTGAAGCAGTGGTCTCCGATGCAGAAGAAATATATCACTGCAACTCATAAGGAAATTACTGAGCACAAGATTGAGCATATTGTTAAGGGTGACACTGGTGATGGTGTGCCAAACATTCTTAGTAAAGACAATGTGTTCATGGAAGGTGAACGACAAAAGCCAATGAGTGCTAAACGACTCCAAGAGTTCTTTGAGAAGGGATTCGACGCATGTAAGAATGACGAAGAGCGACGCAACTGGCATCGTAACGCAACTCTGGTAGACTTCCAATTTATTCCTTCAGATGTATCAGAAGACATTATCAAAGCATACATAAATACACAACCGAGTGGCGATAAGATGACTGTTATGAATTACCTTATGGAACATCGTTGCCGTTTACTATTAGACGAATTGGAAGACTTTTAATGAAAAAATATCTAACGCAAATGCTTACGGAGATTAATGAGAATCCAAAAGCCATTGAAAATTACAAACAAGACTTTTTACTTAAAGTAATTTTTGCACACTCATTCCTACCAGACTATAAGTTTATTCTACCAGATGGTGAGCCACCATTCAAACCTGCTGCTGAACCAATGGGTATGACACCAACAAATTTGTTTAGCGAAGCACGAAGAATGTATGTGTTTACTCGCAAAGACTTGACACCTATCAAGAGAGAATCTTTATTCATCTCTTTGTTAGAAGGTGTTCATCCTGAAGAAGCCAAAGTTCTTATTGCAGTCAAAGACCAGAAACTTACAAAGTTATATCCAAAGATTACACATAAGTTAGTATCTGATGCAGGTATCATTCCTGCTGCAGTAAAGAAAGAAAAGGTTGCAAAAGAGTAGTTGACATGTAACCTTTGATGTAGTATAATTATATTATGAAGCCAAGTTCTGAATTCTTTGCAACACTAGGACAGTATGTATATCAATACATTGACTCGCATGGTGTTCCTTACTACACTGGAAAGGGTAATGGGGATCGTTGTTACTCGCATGTAGCTGATAAGGCATTCAATCCTGATGAGTGCTACATCGTTGCTAGGAATTTAGAGAAATTTGAAGAGAAGAAAGACTGGCAGTCATTCTTGTTAGAGTCTTATTTGATTGTTACACAAAATCCAGATGGCAACAGTGTGTCTGGTCATTATAAGGAATGTTTTGTTATGTTACCATTGTCCTCTATGTTCTCTGATTTCAAGTCAGAGCAATATGATAACTTTGCTAATTTACCCGAATGGTATATCAATAACTATGATGTTTTTCGGGGTAAACTTAGAGAAGTTAAAATCAATTCCACAACTACATTCATATTGAGTTCTGCTCGAAGTGCAATGTATTTTAGTTTTTATTGGGATGCCAACTCGCTGGATCCAATTCGAGTTACTATCGAAGTTGCTGATAACAGCGAGGATAAGAAGAAGAAAATCACTGAGTGGTTAGTCAAGTTAGACTATGATACTCATGCTGGTGATAATGAGAAGAAAATTTCAGTGTTCGCTGCGAATATTGATGATGTGATTAGTTTGTTTAAACAATTTATGATCTAAGGATATATTATGCCAAATTGGTGCTATAACAGCGTTACAATTTCCAACGAAGACAAGACAAAGATTGATGCTCTTGAACAAGAGTTGTTGAAGGAAGAAAAACAACCATTGAATCATCTATGTCCACGTCCAGCTGATCAAGAAGAAAACTGGTATGACTGGAACGTCAACAACTGGGGTACAAAGTGGGATGTCAATCCATATGATTGGCAAAGAGAAGATGATAATACTATCAGCATGAACTTTGATTCTGCTTGGTCTCCACCAACTACAATCTATGAATATCTTGTATCTGAAGGATGGGATGTTCGTGCATACTATCAAGAAGAGGGTATGGGTTTTATTGGTAAGTTTGAAGATGGCGAAGATTTTTATTATGAGTATGACATTACATCTCTATCTTCAATTGAAGAATTACCTGAAGACTTAGTTGATTTTGCTGATTTGATGACACGTCATGAAGACTGGATTGCAGAAAACGAAGAAGATGAGAACGATGAGCCATTCGATCCTATTGCAGAGTTAGATAAATTAACTATTACCAAATAATATGAAACAGAAGTGGATTGATGCATTCATGGACACTGCGGAGAGATTCGCACAGCTGTCCTCTGCAAAACGATTGCAGGTGGGTGCGGTTGTCGTGAAAGACAATCGTATCATCTCAATCGGATATAATGGTATGCCATCTGGTTGGACAAACGAATGCGAAGAGGTCATTGAGGTGCACGAAGATGGTGGTGTGATTACCAAAACCAAAGACGAAGTTATTCACGCTGAAGCAAATGCTATTCTGAAGTTAGCACGTGATGGTGAATCAGGAAATGGTGCTAGTTTATTTTGCACTCATGCTCCTTGCGTACACTGTGCTAAGTTAATCTATGGAGCAGGCATAAGTAGTGTGTACTATCGCACATCTTATCGTGACGAACTAGGTATAGATTTTTTAAATAAATGTAAAATTGAGGTGAAAAAGTATGAGTGAGAATGTAGAAGAGCAACAATCTGAAGTCAAAGAAATTGGACAACATTTAAAGAATGCATCTATCATGCCGTTGTTTCCAACTCCTCTTATTATTGGAGAAGTGGAAGATGAAACACTATGTGAAGAGTTAGAAGAACATATATTAAAACTAAGAAATGATAAACAAGGATTCTTTGAAGCTGGTAATTTTGTGACTGATGATCAGTTGTATATTCCAGGAAGAGGTTTTGATAGATTCTCAGAGTTAGTTCTTAATGAATCAAAAAACTTTTTAGATTTTCTTAAAGTTAAACGTGATGAACATTATATTAGTGGTATGTGGGCAAATGTGACTAATCCAAATCATCGACATCCAGTGCACATTCATCCAAATTGTTTGATTTCTGGAATTCTTTACATTAAAACTCCAGAGAACTGCGGTAAAACTGCATTTTCAGATCCACGTCCAGCTGCCAGAGTGTTTGAGCCATCATATGAGGAGATGTTTGAATTCAACTCTGGACTTATGAGATATCCACCAAAGCGTGGAACTATGTTGATGTGGCCAAGTTGGTTACCACATGCCGTTGAACGAGGTTTCTGTGCAGATGAAGACCAAGAAAGAATTACTATTGCATTTAATGTTATGATGTTGGGTAGAATTGACACCATGACTGGTAAATTAGAACTAAACTAAGGGATATTATGAAAGAAAGAGAATATATTAACAGAACAGTGGGTAGTTTTTGGCCACGATGGGTTCGAGAGAATTATTTTGCAGTAGAACCAAACTCAACAGAGCCATCTGAAGTATCAATGACTATTGAAAATAAATGGAAAGTTTATTATTTCTATCCAAAAGACTTTACATTTGTATGTCCAACTGAGATTGTAGATTTTGATAATCTGATTCCAGAGTTTGAAAAACTTAATGCTGTTGTGTTTGGAATTTCTCCAGATAACGAATATTGTAAGTTGGCATGGAAGCAATCAAATCCTCTATTGACTAATTTGCAACATACACTGCTTGTAGATTCTGGTAATGAGTTGGCAAAGGAATGTGGCATTGCAACATCAGATGGAACTCCACTCCGTGCTACGTTTATTGTTGATCCACAAGATGAGGTTCAGCACGTCAGCATAAACAATCACAATGTCGGTAGAAATGCAGCAGAGATTCTACGAATTCTTGATGCGTGTCAAAAAGGTAGTGAAGGTGGATTATGCCCAGCCAACCGACAAGTTGGTGGCGAAACATTATAATTGTCCTAAATAAATTACTATGATGAAACATATACCTACAATTAGAACTTCCAATCCACTATTATGTGGCTTGGAAAACTCATACCTAGATCTAGGAGTGAGGGTTAGCTGATAGGTAATTATACTTTTCATCAGCCCTCGCAGAGAAATCTCCGAGGGTTTTTTGTTTTATAGGAGAGAGAAATGACAGTAGAAGAATATTGGAAGTGGATTCACGACAACGTGCAATAAGAACAATGTGCCAATAGCTTAATGGTAAAGCGTCCGACTCATAATCGGTTGAGTCTAAGTTCAATTCTTAGTTGGCACACCATTGACTTGCAAGATTGTTTGATGTATAATAGAGTTAATGCGACTGTGGTGAAATAGGTAGACACAAGAGACTTAAAATCTCTCGCTGCAGAGCATACCAGTTCGATTCTGGTCAGTCGCACCAAGTTTAGGAAGAGTGGGTGAGTGGTTTAAACCAGCAGTCTTGAAAACTGCCGATGTGAAAGCATCCCTGAGTTCGAATCTCAGTTCTTCCGCCAGTTATGTTGAGCATGTTGTAGTGGTAGCAACA